GTTAACCATACGATAGACCATGAACGCAAACGGGTTCATATCCTCAGGCATGAATTGCGCCCGAGACTTCAAAGCACTGCCTTCAACCCAAGTAGCGATCGGCGTAGCAACCGGCTTGTCGTAATCGTGACCCCAAAGAACAGTACCGCCCTTGATGAAGCTCGAAATATCCCAGCCGTCAACTGCGATCGTATCTCCATCACGATCAACATCAGGAGTTGAGATCGTGAAGGTAAGGACTCGATCAAGTTGGTTGCCCTCCAAGTCAACGTCTCGCGTCACAACCGTAGGGGCTGCGCGCAAAACAAGATCATTCTCAGCAAGCTCGCCACCCTGAGCAAGTAGTTCCTTAAACTGTTTGACGGTATAGCGTCGTGACATACCTTCACCTCTAACCTAATTTAGGGCCAAAAATCTAGGCCGTTCCAAAAATTTGCGCAAGCGCTTCTAGCACATCCCGCTCTTGCTCCGTAAACGCGTGCTTCGCAGAACTAAGGTATCCCGTTTCAATGGCCAATCGCTCAGCTTCTTTCTGCCTCCAAAGCTTCGCGCAAACGTCGGCCGACTTAGGCTCGCCCACAACCGCGATAGATGCGCATCTGCAGTTGATGTTGTTTTCGGCCAGAGCAAACTCACCAGGCCCTTGGCCTTGATCTCCGTCGCTTGACGTAAACAGTTCATTGACCGCGACAACACTGCCTTGCAGATCTAGGTGTGTGTCGCGGGTATCTCCATCAATGACTGATAGCCATTGCTTGTCGGCTACAAGGCCCGATTGCAGCCAAGCCTCGCGACTGCCGAAACTAGAAGCAATGACACTTTCAGTGCGGGCTATCGTCCGCGCTCGACTAGTTGACGCCTGGGCAAACACGCCCTTGATCCGACTCTTGAGTTGGTTAACACCTTCACCACGCTTGACACCCTCCACTACAGCGTTGCGTACGGCCTTGCGCGTCGTATTATTGATTCCCACAACGCGCTTCGCAGCATATTGCTCGAGAAACCGAACAACTTTGGGGTTCAACATGTTGAAAGAAATCGAGAGGCCGAGCTTGCGCAGCTCAGCATTGCCCACGCTTTTAATTACTTTCTTGGTGCGGGGAGTAAGCTCGCGGTCCAGCCGCTCAGGCCTCAAAGAATCAACGATCCTAGCTATCCGATCATCGTCATCCTTCTGCGTCGCGACGCCTTGCGCCGCTTTAGCTTTTCCCGAGTCAGGCTCAGGCTCGGCTAGGGGTACCGTCATCTCGCCTTCAGGCGTACGCGCTACTAGTGACAAGTTCTCAAGATGTACGTTATCAGTCTCGCCACGATCCTCTAAGCCGATCCTCTCCCGCCACTCTCCACGGGTCAAAGCCCATGGGGCTGCCTTGGCGTAATCAAGCCGTCGATCTTGATCGTCGGGTGCGGGATCGTCGAATGTAACTACCAAGCGCGGATCGTACTCAAAGGCTAGGCGTTGCAAATACGCGAGCCACTTACGCGCCCGTGGTCCCGTAACGTAGCGAGCCATCAAAAGATCAGCACTTTCGATCGTAGCGCGGTTGCTGTTCTCAATGATGCCCACGATCTCAGGAGGCACACCGAAGGTCTCGGTCACAATCTCCCGTACTGACTTACGTAGATCAATGGTATCAGCATCCTTCATTGAATCCGAAAGGCGGATATCCACGGGCTTCATACCTCCCACGATCTCTACTTGCCCAGCCTTTTTCGATCCCTGGTATTTCTGACGGTATGCAGCCTGCAAGCGCTTAGCCTCTGAGTTATTGATTTTCTCAAATGCCAAGATGCGGCTCGGAGCTGCGTTATTGTAGAAATGCGCTCGGGTAAACTCAGCTGCATATTCATCTGTGTCGATCTCAGTCCCAAGCGCTTGGCCTGGTCCCACACCTCCCACTATCGGGTTAGACGGATCGGGGTTGCGTACACAAAAGATATCCTCCGCAGGTAACGCAAAAGTCTGGTTTCCGATCTTTATCTCATAGGCAGGACGTTCCGCAGTAGGGCGCTTGCGTACCCACGTCGACGGGAACGGCCAAAGCGAAATAACCTTGCCTAGTCGATTGCGCTCTTTGATTGCTAGACTCTCGCCCAAAAGCTCTAGGTAGATCTGGCTAAGCCTACGGACGTCCAACCCGGGCAGCATAGAGTTGCCACCGTACAAAACTTCCAGCAGCAAGTGTTCGTTCAACTCAACAAACTGAAGATCCGACTCCTCACTTTGCTTGCGCAACTGTTGAGTAGTCTTAGCACTGAAGCTCTTAGCCCCGAGCTTCTTGCCATCACGCACGCGCTGCATATACCCTACGCGCCAATTGATATTGGCGAAAGCATCAGCGATGCGTGAAACCACCATGTGCAACCGTGGGTTGGTGCGGTAGTACGCAATAAGCTCCTAACTACCAAGTGTTGGAGGCTTGCGTTGCTGTGATAGCTGTTGGACCCATTCAGGAGTTCCGGGGGGCGATGCACTTGGGGCTTTGTCACGACTGGAAAGAATCGATCGCAACTTATCAAAGGCCATAATCGGGCCTCCATTGCAAAGGCTAAAAAATCTCGTACGTACAATGATTAAGTTAGGGCCAGAATCGCTAGGCGGCGCAAATGCAAAGACGGCGCACCATAACCCGAAAAGGCTCGGCAATCGAGAAATCAGCAATGAAGGGCGCAGCTGCCTCGGCAAGATCAGCCACGATAAGAGATTGAATGCTTGCGAGCTGGCGGGGGGTAGCCTCTAACCTGCGAGCCAGCTCGCCCATTGACGTGCCATCAACCAACCCGCACAGAACAGCCCTATGCGCAGAGCCCCTACGCACGATCCGCTTGACTACTACTTGCAACGCGCGCAGCAGATCTGCTGAGTCTGTAGTTTCTTGCGGGGGCGTTGTCAGCTCGTCGACACCCGCGTCTATGGGGCCAGCCTCTAGGCGAGATCGGATCAAAGCCACGTCTCGCAATGCCGCGCCTACTTCATTCGCAATTTCTTGATCCTCTGCTCCCGTGCTCAGCAAATAGCGGATTTTGAAAAACGAGTGGCGCAGCACCCTCTTAGGTGCGAGCCTTACTACACTCCAGTGATAGGCTACCTCAGCACTGATAGCGCGGCGTATTCGATCTTGGGCATACCGCACAAAGCGCGCTCCTGACTTGTCGTCAGGGTCGTAGCTATCGAGCGCCTTGCAGAGCGCTTCAACGCCCACTTGGAATAAGTCATCCAATGGATGTTGGTAGCCTGCGTAGCGGTGCGCTTCCCGTAACACAAAACGCAAATTAGAATTTAGAAGCATATCGCGATCTGCCCGGCGCTTGTGCTGCTTATAACGTCGTGCAACCCGTTGCTCTACAGCCTTAGACAATGGCTTATATGCGTTGACTACCCTGGATAGGTACTCTGTGTCTGCTCCTTTCATAGCCTCCAACTTTCTGGCAGCTGGGAGCAATCAACCCCTGCCTCCTGTAGGTATGCCCGAAATTGCCTCATTGTCATTAGTACGATCGGCTCAGGGGCGTCTTCTGAAAGGCAACGCTTGATAGCCTCAGACATAGGGCCCCCATATTCGTCTAACTGTAGACCGGACCGAAACCATTGTGCGTGCATCTGCCAGTAGTGCGGGATCGGTCTACGTGCGGAGTCGTAAGGGGGCAGAGTCCAATCAATGTCTGCTGCGCTTTGAGACGCAAAGCAGGGAGACACCCGCCCCAACCTTGCCTTACCGTGGATCGTAGACTCGTGTTGCTCATCATGCTGCGCCAGGCTCGGCACTGTGTAGTGCACAGGACGATCCGTTGCATGCGACCAACAGAACAACCGAGCATCGGCGCTATGCCAATCCGGGTTAATGTATTCGTCGCACCAAGCGACAAATTCCGACGTAAACGCCTTGGGCAAACACAGTGCTACTCCGCAAATAGATCGATGGTACACTAGCCACGATCGCCCAGCATCATGAGCACGTAAAATCTCGGGGCGTGTAGTAAAGAATGAGACGATCTTATCAGGCTGCGCTGCAATGGCCTTGTGCGCCGCATCGAGAAACCCCGGGCAAAGCAGCGCATCATCGTTAACCAAAAGCCTATGTGTTGCCCATTCCGGGCAACTGAGCCAACAACCTCGCGCGTTGTGCCACGGGCTAACTGGGGGATCATCAATCGACACCGGGCAGCCTAGCTCTTGAGCTAGCTTGTAGGCCGCATCTTGCCGAGCCTTGATACCCATTACTACGGGCGCTATTTGGATCGATTGTGGCATTGTGCAAACTCCCCCATAGCTTGTTCATAGCTTCCCCGAGCTGCTATGAGTTTCCAAAAGATTTCGAAGTCACGCCCTATCCTCTCGAGCGCGACAGTAAAGACCGAGCCCCTAGCACTTGGTAGTGCTACGCGAATGTTGCTCTCAATCGTGTCTACCAGATCAAGCGCAAGCTCTAAGCTTGGCTCATTGACGCGCAGCACACCGCGACCATAGGCCGGAAGTATGCCTCCACCTAGATCCCAACGGCGCAAATAGGACTTAGCTACGGCTTCGCGATTACGGCGCAGCCATACGTAAGTTGCACATGGGTAGTTAGCAATCAAGCGGCCTAGGCCCCAGCTCAATCGATTGTCTACCTCGATATGACGATCGGGGTATTCCCACCTGGTAGGCCCCAGTTGCTTGTGATGTGTCTCGTGTCCACTCGAGTAGTTAGTAATGTGCTCACAAGCTTTAGCAAATGACAACGTGCCACACCTACCAGTGCCAATTACAAATACACGCATTCTCAAAGCTCGTAATAGCAGACAGCTCGCAGCCGCTGTAGGCTCGGACCCACTAGACACGCCGGGCTTTGCTCTGTCCACTCAACAATCTGACGGAATCCAATCTCACGATGAATATCAGAACCCGCACCCCACATGTACGGGAAGGATAGCACAGCACCCCGACATGCCACCCTCTTCACCTCGGAAAAAGCAGCGCGTTGTTTTCCGCACAGATGCTCCCACACCTGCAAAGCAATCACGACGTCATAGGACTTATCAGCTACGGGCCAAGGCACCAAGCCCGCATCATGTCGATAAGTGGGATCGCCACGTAGATCCATGGTATCAGATCCGCGTAGGATAGGCAGCCCACTTGGGCCTGGTCCTATCTCTAGGGCGTTCTCAGGTGAGAAGGTTAGCGCAAGCTTCTGAGCAAGCGTCATGTAAGCTTTGCGCCCTTCATAGTAGGGATCACAAGCGAAGGTCTCAAAGGGCTCCGGTTGCATCATTTGCCGCGCCCCTTCCTAATCAGTATGACCTTGGTAGGGTCCCCACTAGACGCGGACTCAAAGCCCTCCAACATGACACGCGCTAATCTAGTGGTAGCCCACATATACGAGCCCCACGAAACCCAACGCAAAACTTGCGTCGCATGGGCCCAAAAACAAAGCCGCAAGTTTCTAAAAGGCCTCTCTGGATAAACGATCTTCATATCAAAAGCACCCCATCATCAAGTTCAATGCCGTCCACCATAGGGAGCGCACTACCACGCCCCTCGCTCATCTCTTCGTCCAACAACCCTATGTAGACCTCCTCACCTAGCGACGCGTAGTGTGCAAGTAGGTAAGCAACGGCCGAGTCGCCATGCCGCGGTTTGCGCGTTTTGTCCTTGCTCTGATTCTTGGCCTTGGATAGGCGCGGTTGTCCGTTGAAGATCTGCACTTGGCCGAAGTCCATCAAATGGTCCGGGTCACTGATTAGCGTCATCTTGCTATCAGACAGTGCCGCTTTGAACGGTGGGAAATGCTCAGAGTACCACTTGTCTGTTAGACTGATACACTCAATAGATGAACCCCAACGCTGCAACGCTACCTCTGCAAGGTATGACCCGTTGCCCGTAGCATCAAAAGCGCCCCGGTAAAAGTTGGGCAGCCGATCACCTACGTAGAACAATATCTGCTTCTGTTGTTCAAACGGGATATCGCAAAGCTCGATCGCAAGCTTAGACTCACGACGCAGATCCGCCCCAAGCGCTCCGACTACCAACACAGTACGATCACTGACGCGCCCAAAATCCTCGCCTAGAAAATGCTGCGCATCCGAGTCTAGAGTCTCAAGGATCGGCGCTAGCTCCGCATCGATCCAATCTTGAACGTGCGACTCTCGCTTAGCTTCGTCCCATGTAACAAAGTCCTTTGCGGGAGAGTCCAAACGCAAAACCGGACCAGGAAGCATTTGACGCTCTACAAGAGCACGTGGAATATAGACGCCCCCACTACGTGCGGGAACACAAAATAGCTCTTCCTCTGCTGCGTCGCCATAAAACTCTATGACTGACTTGCGCCAATCTTTCTCAACTTTGCGGTTGTACGGCTGCCGATTGACCTCACAGATACGTCGGCAAAGTCCGTCCGCTATTGCGTCATCAAGCGTCGTGCGATGCAGGCTGTAAGGAAGCTTCTTAGCACGTACCTTCGAAACCAATTCGTTGAATGGGTTATCGACCCCGTTGTGCGTCGAGAGTATAGACACACGAGCGGATCCGCCCCAGATGAGCACGGCTAGCGCTGCTTTGAGCAGCTCATCCAAGTCATCGTGAAAAGCAGCTTCGTCGACTACAATATGACCCTTCTTATTTCTCAGATTCGTAGGTCGGGACGTCAAAGCCGTAACGCGATGCCCAGAGGCGAAGGTCACACGATACGTCAAGACGTCTCGGCCACCCTCCCGCAATACGTTCTGCTCGATCGAGCTTGCGGCCTTGTCAATGTGTCCAGCCCAAAAGGCTACGTCACGAATAAAGTCTTCAGTGGTCTGCTGATTGTAAGAAGTGTACCAGCCATCACAACCGCCCGCGGCTACGGTCTTAGCAGCGCCTAGCGCAAGCTCGCCAGCAACACACCACGAGGCCCCGATACGCCTAGATTTCTCCCACACCCTCACCTGTGAGGTATCGAGAAACCACCGCTTTTGATAAGGCAGCAGAGCTGCGCGCTCAGGCACTAGTCGTCCCCAAGAAAGATCTTGCGGCGTATTTCCTCGGCTACATCAGCAGACAGCCCGTGCTTAGTCTCAATGGGGCCTCCATCCTTGCCCGTAACTTCATGTCGATCTTTGTAGGTCTCGGGCAGTAGCCCAGTTAGTAGGCGTGTTAGCAGGCCGTCCGAGTAACTCTGTTTATAGCCCACAAGCACACCTCCCTGATAGACGGGTTCGGACACGCCCTCAACGCCACGGCGTATAGCTTCGTCCTGTAGGTTGTGCGCCGCTATCTTCCTTGCCTCCTGCCAGCGCTTGGCGAACTCAGGACATGTCTTTGCCCAGTAGAAAGGCATAGAATATGAAATGCCTACCTCCTTAGTGCAGATCCCTACGTGCCCAACGACTTCGAAAGCCTTCAGAAAAAGATCCATCTTGGCCTGAGCTTCTTTGACTCGGTCCGGCTTAGGTTGCGGGGGTAGTGTCAGAACAGACTCCACACGATGCTTCAACGTCGGCGCATCGGCCAAGCGAACGAAAAGCTTTTCGCTGTGGTCGTCCGTAGCAACCGCGGTGTCGGCAGGCTTCAAAGCCTTCCGTTTTCGAGCGGGGGCTTTCTTCTTAGCGGTCTTTTTGGTAGGTGCCATAATGTCGAAGCATACACCTAAAGACCGACAAATGGTTACTATTTCACAAGCTGCTTACGCAAAAAATGGATCATCCTATCCGATACCCCTGGATAGCCATAGAGTGCCCGTAGCACTGTGCTCTGAGATACTCCAGCCGCTATGAAGCGCGCCATACCCCGAGCATCAAGCTCTTTGCGGATTGCTCTCTGTAGGCGTGTCGTTGGCTTGTGCGTCCGAGGCCTGCCCCGCCCGCGCTTGGTTTTCTCGCTCATGTTGTCGGTCTCTTTCCTCGCAATACTTGATCCAATGTCGATCGCAAAACTCAACTTCAAAGCTCCACGTGGTTTTGCTGCGGTCTATGATCTCAGATGGCGCGACGCACTTAGCGGCGCGGCACAATCCGGGATGCGCTCGTGCTTTCAGCCTCAAGCCTACCTCCAAATAATAAGCATCAACAAAAGGAAAAACGCAGCTAACAGCCAGCCAAGCCCAGCTGCGCGCCTCCAGAACATAGCTTCAGCACAAGCTACGCCCGCTATCTCGGCAAGGTGGTTCGCATCGTGTTTGAGCGCGCTAAACTTCATCTTCTCTGCTCAATTCGAAAAGCTCTCGTGGGCTCATGTTCGCAAGTTCTTCTTCGTAGGTGCGCTCTATCTCTTCAGTGTAATAGTTTGCGACTACTTCATAGACGCCCGGGATATCAAGCAAGTCTTCAACCGATTCCTCTTCGAGAATGTTGCGCAGGATTTCGTCAAATTTTTCTTGGGGCATTCTCATAGCCCCACCTGCTTGGTTAGCGTCACGGCGTCGGCAAGAAAGGTCCCGGTAGGCAGGCCATACAACGGCACACAATGCCCCACTAGGGTGTAGACCGAAGACTCTTGGGATGGCTCAATGGTGCATTCGTAAATCTCAACAATGTTTAATCTACAGCGAGCGAAGTCCCGAGCATTTTCAAGTGTGCCAAAAACGCACATTGGCCCCCACCCATCAGGCGATCGAGTTGCTTTGCCTAATCGGTATCGCTGTGGCGCGGGTATTACTGCGGGCCCGCAGTTTCGAACCACTTTGTAATAAGTCCTCATGGCCACTCCTCAAATGGAATCTGGTTTAATCGCTGGCTCCGTCCAAGTCGGGATAATCCTCCGCTTATCCTCGCGAGTTTGCCAGTGCTCGAGTTTGGCGCGGTAGTACGCTCGATAACATTCTACGGGGTCCGCGTGCGCATCGTTGTACTCTCCGCACGCAAGGGCGAAGGGCGTACGTCTGGCAAAGACGAGCCGCGGTGAGTGACTGAGATACTCTCGCAATATGTGCTCACAACGATGTGCTCGACCACGCGCAGCATAAAAACGGATGGCCAATTCCCAAGCGTGCTCGAGCAGCCAACAGTAGTTATTAGCGCTCGCACGTACCCACTTACTACATGGATGATTGTAATGCGTGCGCTTGTACGGGGCGCGGCTCTCGGGCAACGCATTGCTCAAGAGTTGGCAGGACTCTACCAACATCTTGTTGACGTGTTGATCACACAGCCCCAACGCTGCGGTGCGTGGGTCGTTGTCCAAAGCAAAGATGTTCATGTGGTCACACCCTCTCGGCTCGTCTCATGCGCCGATACTCACGCCGGATGATGTCGACGAGCGGCCTATCGCCATCCCATTCAAGCGGGACACCGCTATTGACAAGCCCCCTGCATAGCTGGTATCTCCTGCCGCTGGGGTACACCTCCCACACATAGCCGCCGAACCGTGGGGCGCGGAATTCGCGCCACTCGCTATTGCCCAATTCGTTGACGTATTCAATCGCCACCACATTGACGTCATGTGCGGTAAACTTTGTACGCTTCATGTTCCTGCCCCTTCCTATAAATCGTCAAGTGCTGAGAGTATAGAATCCAAAGAACACGCAACCAGGCGATCGCCCTCTCGAACCCACGGATGCGTAAGAGACGAAGCACGCCCCAGCAGAATAGCCTTTACCTCATCTCCCGAGTGCGACGTCAGAAAGTCTAAGCTAATCTCAAGATCTCCCAAGGTGCCGCGCTCGCGTTGCACTAGTGCCTGGGGCTGCGTGGGAAAAGTATACGTTGCGTCGATCATGCCTTCTTACGTTGCACGCCTTGTGCCAAGCCCAGCTGAGAAAAAATCCCAAAGAAATCAGCGTGTAGTCTATCACACACATGCCGCAAAACGTCGCACTCTGAAAGGGTCTCTGCAATTTTTTCTCAAACCGTTGTAAGTCATTTATTTTCAAGGAGTCTCTATCCTGAAAAAAATTCATAGCTCTGACACAAAACGTCAGTGCTCGAGTGCTCCTCTATAGTGGCGAAGTACGGAGCAGTTACGCAAAGCTTGCATGAGCTATGCAAAGACTGCAGAGATCGAAGCTGAGAAAAAATAGAGGGTTGCACGTAACTCTGCAAAGATTGCATTCAACCCCGCAAAGATTGCGCGATCATGCAAGGGCTGCTGACATAAAATCAAGGGGTTACGTGTTGGCACAAGCCGTGCAACGTAAGAGAGTATGAACGCAACGAACAAAGGAGCCTCTCCCATGAAAGCCTACCTGATCCGAAAGACCGAAGCGAATAGCGGCGTAGGGATTCGAGAGTCGGAGAGGGGCGATTGGGTCTCCCAAAACCACTGGATGATCCGCATCGCACACGTGCGCTATGGCAAAGACGTCAGGCCAGACCCTGAACGGACATTCAGCTCCCACTGCTTACTGGCATCGGTAGACTGGGAAGGTCTGCAAGAAATCGCCCCTACAAGGCTCACAATCGACGAACAACAAGCCTTTCTGGGTCAAGACGTGGTGGTATGGGCGAACCCCGATTATGCGGCCTGGTTGAGCCAGCCAGAGCTTCGGCTCTACGCCGCCGACGCTACGAGCCCGATCGTCTTTGCCCTAGGCAAGGGCAAGCCTACAGCGGAGAATACCATTGCCGTACTTATGCCTACCCGCGGTCCTGCGCTAATGCCTGAAGATCTACGTGTAATACACCTGCTGGCCAAAAGAGGGAGCTTGACATGATGAGCGTAGTAGCTACCGATTCCGGCAAAATCGTACGCCGCAAGCTGGACCCCCGGACTGGAGAATGGGAGCAAGTGGTCCGTGTCGAGCGGCACCTGCTCATGACTGCGGTCGATGAGTCGCGCCGAAGCAGTGGTGGACAGGACCTAAGCGAAGCCTACGCCCTAGGGTATGCCAGCAAGCAGGACTTGCTAAATGCTGTGTCCATATTGCTCCAGCACGGCTACGATGATGAGGCGGTAGAGCTGGCCATACTGCTCGACGATTGGGAGGATGTGGCATGACAAGCCATGACACACTGCAGGCAGCGCTCGACGAGCTGACACGTACGCGCATTCGAACCGCGCGCTCAGGGCGGGGCACCCATGCCGAGGC